CATAGCCATATCATAATTTTCTGGCCTTAGATTGTTTATGTCCATAAAGTTTATTATACTCTAAATCTCTATTATTGTAAATGGTGGTCTAACAGACATATTAAACTTTGCTGCAGCGTCTAGGGCCATTCTAACACGTCTTCTGGGAGTTTTAATTGCCGTTGTAGAGAATAGAGACCCTAGAGCCAACTCTTGACCAGCACCTTCAGCCATGTATTGAACATCAGCTTCTCCAATATGAAAGTCTGAGTCCATTGTAAATATTCTTCCAGCACCCTGTACTGCTATTATAAATATTCCACCAAGGTCACCATCATCTGTTCCTGACCCAAAACTTCCATACCCTTGTTCTTTAAATGCATCTTTAATTGACTCAATAAACTTTGTTCTAATAAACTTATCTAGATTTCTGTATCCCGTAGTTGGCTTATAAATTGGAGGTGTCCAATTGTACTGTAGTATCTGTCCCATTCTAAAACTATCTACGAATGCTATGCCAAATTGTCCAACTTTAAAAACTTTTGGATCAGTTCTTTGAAATATTAATCCACTTTTATCATCAGAAGCAGCAGCATCTCCACCAAGGAGTACTTTATTTTCATGAATAAGGGCTACGACACAGGTCATAAAACAAGTATACTATTTTTAAATTATATGTGCAAGATTACTTTTCGGCAAAATCAAAGCCATTTAGCTCTCTAAGGGCATTCTCAAGCTCAGATTTAATTAAAATTAATTCTTCAATTGTTGTATAGTATTTGTCTTTCCAGTCTGTCAATTCTTTTTCTAATTGATATAATTCAATTTTTAAATCTTTAAGTTCTATTTTTAATAGGTCTTGTTCACGCTCTTTTTGCCTATTCTTCTCCCTCTTGCTTTCGTTCAGACCAGCAATAATTGCCGTCCCCATGCCAGACAATACCGCAGCAGCTATGGCAATAATTATAGTTGTGAGATCCAGATTCATTATACATTAATTATACCTTAATATTTATATTAAATTAATAATTCAGAAGCAGTGATTTCTAAACCAATATATCTCTTTTTTAAAACAAAGTCTCTTACCAATTCTGATCCCTGCTGTCTGCCCGCAAGTATAATTAGCCATCTTGGCTCAAATTTTGAGACAGTACAGCTTTCGCACATCAATAAATTAATTGGTAAAAGCGCCGACTTCTTTAGGCTTAACTTATTTTTTGTTTTATTGCATGAATAACATAACACCTTATCCATTTGTTTCCTCCTCTTCATGTGTAAAAACTATCTCGTCCATAATTGAAAACTCAGAATTGTCTATCATTTCTTCATACTCAATTTCATTTTTGGTATATTTTACCATAGATGCAAATGCCCCAAGCTTCTCTGTTGATCCATAAACTCCTAAATCGTGAATAAAAACTATTAGGACTCTATCGTAATACTCTTTCACTGGGAACTCCTTCCAGTTCGCATCTTACCCCATATGATTCTATTAGCTTTTTTATTTTTGCTACATAATCAATTACCATTTCCTTTTTAATTCCTTCAAACTGTATAAAATTATCTTCATAAAGTCTTAATGCTAAAAATTCTGGGTACTGGACTACGTCCATTTGTAAGTTGTTCGCTGGCTTTTGAATTCCCCTTATTGCTTTTGCCATCTCTTGTGTGTAAAAAACTGGCTTGTTAGGGTCGCCAGTCCATTGATTAATTCCATACTTAAAATGATCTTTATTTTTATCAATATACATTTTTTGACTTCAACCTTTTCCAAACATCTTTTGTCTTATGAATATTTCTAGGTCTATCTATAGAACCAGAGTTTAAATAAACTCCACCCCAGACGCCATGCTCATTGTTTGTTACACCTGATTCATAACACATTTGTATCACTGGACAGGAAAGGCATGCCTCATCAATATTTTTTGCTATTTTATCGTCAATTTCGTATTTTTCATAAAATAAATTTGTATTCATTCCACGACAGATGGCAAGGTGCCACCAGTCAAAATCATCTTCATCAACACCTAAACTATTTAAGATATTTGACATATTTTTTTGGCAACCTCCAGGATCCATTTTCATTTAGGATAAATGTTTTAAATGTACCCCAGCTATCTTTATGATACATTCCATTGACATCAAAGTATCCAGAAGCATCCTTTTCCCATATAATTAAGTCATAGTTGTTCCAGAATGAATCCTGTAGTAAATTACTATATCTTTTAATAAATACATCTACCCCAAGGGTATTTAAATGTAACATTACTTTCTGCTTGCCATTTTTACTTGATTCATAATTTTTTTTCTAAATTCTACATCAATATCTTCTAGGTCTGAGTGCTCTAGGTGACAAAATATCATATCGCAAACATCATCTTCTTTGAACTCTACTGGTTTTCTTGAATGAACCTGATGTGTGCCAGAAAATGTTAAGGCTTGATTATCCTTTAAAGAGTATTCTTTTTCATTAACTATAATAGGCCAGTCTAATGTTGACCTCATCTGTATATCAAAAGTTAGCATTGGCTTGGTAAATACTGAATCTATATGGAAATCCAGATTTGGCATTATATGAGAGCTTGTATCATATCTTGCAAACTGAATACCTAGGATATTGATTCTTTTACCATACTCTTTTTCTACGGCATCTTCAATGGCATTGTAGATGTCTTCCGCTCCATTAAATCTTGAGTCAAATTCTTTAATATAAAAGACAGTTTGTCCCCATGGATTTTGATTCTTAATCTTGTCTTTTGGACAATTTTCTACAGCCCTGTATATTCTATCTATTTGATCTTGTGTTAAAATATTATCAATAATTTTATTTTCTATGTCTGGATTCATTAGTATTGCCTCAAGTGTGAGGAATCCTCCCCTTCATTAACCCATAAATTCTTAGAAGCTTCAGAGTTATATTCTAAGTTTGGAACTTCCATTCCAATATCAAAAGTATACCAAGTTGGCAATGTAAATCTTAACCCAGAAACTACATTATTTACGTAATGTAAATAGTAATTGTTTGCTGGGAAAAGAACCATATCTCCAGCCTTTGGCTTTATTTCTAAATCGTAGTCTGGCCAGCCAATCTCTCCACCGACATAATCATCGTTTGGATAAATTAAAGCAGTAATATTTAATTTAAAATAATTTGATTTAATAAGCGGAGATCCATCTGGATACTGGCAGTCTGAATGAAGGCCACTTGACATCTCTGGCTTCCATTTAACAATATGGAATGGATTCCATGGCAATCTTCTCACCTTAATATTATATTTATTACAATAATTTTCCTGTATTAGATTATATACCTTGTCTGCATAATTTGAAATAATATCAAATAAAGGCAGATTTTCGTCATATATTTTCTTTATTGTAAGCGTTTTTCCACCAGAAAATTCTGGGTCGTCTTTGTATTTATCTATATACTCCATAACAATATCAATTTCATCTTTTGTCATAAAGTTATTTATGTGTACAATATTATCTTTTGATTTTCCTATTCTATCAAAATAGTTTTGATAGTAGCTCCATATTTCATTGTTCATTTTTTTCTATCTCCTTTTTAAAAGAATTAAAAATGTGATCTTGCTCCATATTGCCAACCATATAAAAAAACCCAGAGAAGTTATACTTTTTTAAAAAATTGTTTGTTTTGGGATCCCAAGACGTCCAGCACAAATCAATATTTGCTTCTTTGCAGTATTGCTCTAGCATAAATATTGATTGTATGTACTTTAAGGCCAACAATTTAGGAGAAACTTCATGAGGGTAGGCCATTAAGTTATGCTCTATCCCACCATATTCTTTTCTATACATCTTTGGCTTAAACCCTTTGGCCTCTGGCCACCATCCGTATGCTCTGATCATCTCTGGCATTAGTACAAATAGCTTTGATGGCTTGCCGTAAGAATTAATGTATTTTAAAATATTATATATTATTCTGTCAGAATCAGCGCCTGGATATGATATGTTTATAAATTTAGACTTATTCTTATAAAACTCGCTATGTATTTTATATGCCCATCCATTTTCATACTTAACGTCTATTGGTATTGTAACTTCACAACCTGCAAAAACAATATTGTTTTCTGGGTTGGGGGCTGGGTGGAAATCATCGCATCTTAGCCCAACATTATTTAGTTTATAATTGATATCTTCGGTTTCTTCCCATGGATTATGATAATCAAATAGTGGTTCAACTTTATTTGAGAACCAAGAATAGTAAGACGGACTAATGTCTTCTAATTCATTAAAGTATTTTGGTTCCAATTTTACCTAATCTGTTAGTGTAAGGCTTTACTGTCTAATTATACAGTAAACAAAAATAGCTTGTCAACTGATTTTAATAATTATTTTTACTCTTTAATTGCCTGTCCACATGATGAACATGTTTTTGGCTTTTTTGCTTTAGCAGGAGTTTCTGCTTTTGCTTTTACGGATCCACCAAACTTAGGTCTTCCAAAACCTACAATAGAAATCATTACGCCAGCCTTATTCTTTTTGTAAGCACGAAGTTGTTTGCAAACTTCTCCGCCATT